ATTTTCCCCACGTTTTATTTTGATTTCGAAATGCGTAGTTACCGCTACGCCCGAGGATATGTTTAGTTGATGTTATTAATATCGCCACTAGGTACGCAAGAAGGAAATTCTTGTTAAGCTATAGACCGATATTAATAAATAGGCTAGATTAGTTGTTTCCTGAAACTTACATTGATACACATTCTTTAGAGCTCTAAGAGCTAAAATGTGTACGCAGTCGGTGTGTTTTTCCAAATTTGAGTAAAATGCACGCTTGGCATATGCACAGTGAGTCCGGGTTACAATGTAATCCGGCCATATTTGCAGCACAGCGCTCAAATCCGAAGCGACCAATTGATGTATAAGATAGGTTATTCTCTAGAAATTAAAATAGGACAACGTTTTATTTCTTACTGGGTAGGTCCATGCGAGACCTGCCCAATGACAAAATACTAAATAAATATAGCAACCCCCCCCAAAATCCATCCCAAGTGGGCTCTGGTGAAGTATTCTTTATTTCAAACATGTATTCCCTTATGAGTGGTTACGTTAGGAGTCTTCGACTCCAGCCCTTAGGATTATGTTGCATGGGAGAATTTAGTGACGCTTCTTTATATGTATTGAAATGACGTCATTTATGTAGCGTTTAAAACAGTGCATTCTGTACCCTGTCGTGGGTTTAGCTTTTATTTTAAAATCTACCAAATAAAAATAGAGATCCATCGAGATTGATAAAAATGCTGGTAGCAAACTATAGTGTGGTAGCATACAAGGAATGGGATTTTCCCGACATGTTATAGTTCTAAAACACATGAACCGCCTCTCCGCTCCGATTAAGGACGACGCGAATCGTGATTGTGGCTTAGGTTACAGTTGCAGTTGCAACCGAGGACCAAGTATTACTTGCGCAAAACTTGTTTAAATGCTCCATTATATTACAATTACAAAGTAAAAGTCTTAGTATTTGACTCCGATAATTCGGATATCCCTGACTGGGTGAAATAATACGTCTTCTACGAATCAGAACAATAATAACAACGATGACGATTCAAAAGATCTACAACAAGATGAAGAGACTTTTAAGAAGGGACGCTGTCAATAGCGTTACCTTTGAGGATGGTTATTACGATGAATTGCCGCATGGCAGTTACCGCGTCCACATTTGTTATCCGGGTGTGGCTACGGTTACTATTGTTGCTGAATTCACGAATGACTTGTATGACACAATTTTGTACTTGCTTCACACACAATACACTCACCAGAGTGTTGATTACGTGAACCGAGTGCACAGCAAGTGTCATTTGTATTACCAAGGGAAAGTGCTACGACGTGAGCAATTACCACTCAATTTGTATAATATGCAGAATGATGGTGTTGTTCGTGTTGAGATGCACTCTCTCCTAGGTGGTACCAAAGAGGTGGAGGGACAGACCCTCTATCGCTTGTACACACATGTGTATGAGTGTGAGAAACAGATTGAACGACTCGAACTCCAATCACAGGAGTATGAGTCTAGCGATGGAATCCTAGAGGATGGTTCTTATGCCAGATCCTGGAATTCTATGATGAAGATGATTGATGTGTACTTGCAAACATGCACAAAAAACTCGAGCATTAATGTTGACTATGTTGTCAAGTTGCTTGAGGATGTACAGATTTTCATCAAGATGCTAGTGAACTCTAAAACAGTTCACGATTACCAGCTTGCAGTTATTGCATTTGCTAAATTTCGATCTAGCAAAGCCATTTTCACTATTGAGAATGCACGCAAGTTGATTCAGTACTGCCAGGATCTTTTCTCGTCCGATTTGGAAACACAATCGGTTGAGGAGATGTTCGGCACTGCTAAAATATATCTCAATTCTTATGAAGAGTTGAGAAACGCTCCCATTTTCAAGAAGCTTTATAAGCTGGCAATGTATGCCCTGAGCTTTTCGCTTTTTGATAGCATAGGACTTAACTTTGATTTCTTTCAGTATTCCAAGTTGGAAGCTGAAGCTCTCAAACGCAAGTTTTATATGGGACCCGATTTCATTCACACTCTGCTAAGCACACTCGTGTTTTTGTGTGAGAGAGGTTGGCAATGTTTCAAAACAGGTTCTTTTGATCCTATTTACCACAGTGGCTCTCAGTATGAGAAGTGGTTTGATAGGGCCAAAGATCTGAAGCACCGATCGACTCTTCTGGCTTTCCCAGAGGCTCATGGATTTACACTCTTTGAGTATCTTGCTGATATTCGTGAGTGTATTGAGCAGGGTGATGCCATCTACAAACATGCTATCCGAGTTGGAGAGTATGAGCGTAAGATGGTTAAAGCACTTGTGGATGATCTTAAGATGATTTTGGCATCTCAAACCACTAAGCGTGAAGCTCAGAAGGAACGTAAAGCTCCTTTCTGTGTTTGTCTCTATGGAGGTTCGAGTATTGGAAAGACTACCTTAACAGATATGCTTTTCCTGCAATATGCCAAGGTTTTCAACCTACCTTGTGGCAGTGAATTTAAATACACACACAACCCTACTGCAAAGTACTGGGATGGATTCAATTCATCACAGTGGTTTGTCATTATGGATGATATTGCTTTCATGCACCCCAATAAGGCTAGTGAAGGTGATCCATCCGTGATGGAAACATTGCAGACTAACAATCGCGTGGCTTTTGTGCCAGATCAAGCAGCTTTGGAAGACAAGGGAAGAACCCCCTTCCGTGCTCGTTGCGTGGTTGCAACCACAAACTGTGAGGATTTGAACGCAGTTCACTATTTTCAGACGCCCTTAGCTATGCAACGCCGCTTCCCGTTCACTATTGATGTGCGGGTTAAGGCTGAGTATGCTAAGAATGGCTGCATGCTGGACAGTAGCAAAACTGCTATTCAAGATGGCAAGTGGCCTGACTACTGGAACTTTATCGTTAAGCGCCCAGTGCCTGCTAGTAATAATCGCGTGAATCAACGAGCTAAATTGGAAGTTGTGGAGAAATTCTCCGATTCTGCTTCCTTCTTGGCTTGGTTTGCTCGCGCAGCTGTAGAGCATGAGCGTGTACAGAACTTGGTTGAGACTAGTGGTCAAAACATGGCCCAAATTGAAGTTTGCAAGGAATGCTACTTTCCGATCAACCAGTGCGAGTGTCTTAAGGCACAATCTGGCTGGACTCTCACAGAGAGGGCACGTAAGTGTGCTCTGGATGTGGGTCTAAGTGTGGTCAAAACAAATCTGTTCCACCAAGCGTTTGTGCGTGTCTTGGATACACAGTTCGTCCAACGCTCTCTTGAAGAGGCTTTTGTAGCCTCTTCGGATAGATTGGACGAGATCTACTCACAAGATACGCTTGAGGAAGAAGACGTTTTTGAAGATGCCTCTGAAGGCACAGTGGAGGACGATGAAAAATTTTCGCTTCGAATCCAATTTTACCGATTGGGTGAAAAGGTTAAGAGTAACATTGGCCTACCCGAACTGTTAGGCTTGACAATTGCAGCTTGTGGTGCCATTTTAGGCGGATGGAAATTGTTCCGCACACTCAACCCTGCTATGAACTTACAAGGTAACGTATCTTCGTCTATTGGCGTTAAGCCGGTAGGTGAGGAGAAGGAGACAGAGAATGTGTGGTTCCGTGATGAGTATGAGCTTTCATCGTTTGATGTGAGCCCTCTTGCGGCTTCATGGAAGTCTCTTTCACAACAGGATATCACGAAGAAATTGAGTTCCAATACTATTGGTATTCGATGCATTCGTGAGTGTGCCGGTAAGTTTCTCAAGAGAGAAGGTAAGGCTGTCTGTGTTGGTGGACACATCTACATGACAAATAATCACAATCTTAGTGAAGATGGTGATCTGAAACTTGATATTATTTCGGGAGGTGTCGTGCAAGGTGTATCGCAAAACATCTCAGTTCGTCTTGCGCAAACTGAAATTCGCAGATATCCTAAGTTAGATGTGTGCTTTTTCCGATTGCTAGGAGTGCCTGTGCGTAAGCGCATTGACACGTTGTTTGCTAAATCGGCGGTCAAGGTGAAAACTGATGGTGTTCTACTGGGGCGCGAACTTGATGGTTTAGTTAAGACCATTCCAGTCCGAGCAATTCAGAAAAGTGGCGCTATCTCTGTAGATTCAGTTGATTTAATTGAATCATGGAGCGGCATTCCACAAATACCCACTCAGGTTGGTGATTGTGGTGCCATTTTAGTCGCTTTTACACCACTTGGACCCCAGATTCTTGGTTTACACACACTCGGAAATGGAGTACGTGTTGTGGCTTCTAGCATTTCACAAGAACTCATAACAGAGGTGATTGAATCTTACAGTGAACCTCTTATTGAGGCTGGTGAGCCTATGTTGAGTTCCTCTAGTGTGGAGCGCAAACTCGGAGATCTAAATAAGAAATCCGTCATGCGTTACTTAGAGGAAGGAACGGCAAATGTTTACGGATCTTTCGAAGGCTTTCGCCAAACTCCCAAATCTAGGGTGACTCCCTCAATTTTACAGGAAGCCATCAAGGAGGAAGGCTATTCAGTCAAGCATGATAAACCTGTCATGAAGGGCTGGAAGCCGTGGCGTATAGCAGCACTTGACATGGTCAAGCCAGTTACGCAACTTGATTCGACTATTTTAGTCGAATGCAAGAAGGGATTTCTTGGTGAAATTCTGGCAGCCCTGCCACCAAGTGAGCTTCAAAAGATTCAAGTATACGATGATTGTACTACTTTGAATGGAGCACCTGGAGTGAAGTTTGTTGATAAGATGAACCGAAACACCAGTATGGGCAACCCATGGAAGAAAGGAAAGAAACACTTTCTGAACCCCGTGGAGCAAGATGGTTTAACTGATGCTATGGAATTTACGCCAGAGATCAGTGAGAGGATTGACACAATCATCCAGCGTTACCAGAGTGGTCATCGTGTGATGCCTAACTTTTGTGGTCATCTCAAGGATGAAGCTGTGACCTTTAAGAAGGTTCAATCTGGAAAGACGAGAGTTTTTCTGGGTGGACCTGGTGATTGGTCGTTTGTGGTGCGAAAGTACCTATTGTCTGTGATCCGTGTGATCCAGAGTAACAAATTTGTGTTTGAGACAGCAGTTGGAACAAATGCCTGCTCAACCGAGTGGCAGGAAATTCGAAGCTATTTGACACAATTTGGAGAGAACAGGATGATTGCTGGAGATTATGGCTCTTTTGATAAGAGCATGCCTCCATGCATCATCTTAGCAGCCTTTGATATCCTGCGTGAATTGTGCCGTGAGGCTGGTTACACGCATGAGGATCTGATGGTTGTCCAAGGAATTGCAGAGGATACTGCTTTCCCACTAGTTGATTTTAACGGTGATTTGGTGGAGTTTTACGGAAGTAATCCTTCCGGACACCCACTAACTGTTATTATCAACAGTATTGCTAACTCATTGTACATGCGCTATTGTTACACTGTACTCAATCCTAAGCACACATCTCGCACTTTTAAGCAGGACGTGGCTTTGATGACTTATGGTGACGATAATGTTATGGGTGTGAGCCCAGCAGCACCATGGTTTACCCACACTACCATTCAGCAAACACTTGCTGATGTTGGTATTAAGTATACCATGGCAGAGAAAGAAGCTGCTAGTATTCCCTATATTGGTATCTCCGACGTTTCATTCCTTAAAAGAGTGTGGCGTTGGGATGCTGATGTAGGTGCATATTTGGCGCCTTTGGAGGAAGACTCTATAATTAAGAGTCTTACTGTGGTTGTGAGTTCTAAAACATTGAGCCCACAATTTCAAGCTATTGCGACTCTTGAGTCTGCACATTCAGAATTTTTCTTTTATGGAAAGGAGAAATTCCAGGAGAAATCCGATATGATTGCACGAATAATTACTAAGTGTGATCTATGGGATTATGTCCGTGAAGGCGCATTCCCAAGTTGGGAGCAATTGCGTGACCGCTTCTGGAGATGTTCAGGAGTGGATTGCCAGCATGCTTAAGTGGCATGCCGGGCTTGTTTCCTAAGTCCGTTAAACCAAAAAGGAAACGTATAGTGTAGTTACTGACGTAGTGTTGGATGTGATGCACCTTCTGCGTAGAGTGGACACTATATATGCTACCCTGCCAGGGCGTTCCCCAAAATCCGTATTCACGGAAGGATATGGCTAGGTTCCAAATAGCATCTATAGTATGTAATAATAACCATAAAAACATACAGAAAAATAATTGGTTTGCGTTAAAAATATATGTTCATATCGTTGGGACTCGATTAAATGTCCCGAATGTAAGTATATTCTACAAGAGTGTACTTGCTTTAATGACTGGGATTTCCCACCTAGTCCGAGATTATTTCGGCAAAGTGAGGAAGTTCCTGTCGAAAAGACAAGTGAGCAGGATGGTAACTCTATTATTGAGCAAACACAAACAGTTCACTTTGTTGACGAGGCCACTGGGTTGCAGGTTGGGGAGCCCTCTCCACTTGATCCTGTAGCCTCGGTCGATGAGATTTCCGTTGCAGATCTTAAGAGTTTTCTATCGCGCCCAGTGCGCGTAGATAGCTTTACATGGTCGGAAACGGACGTTTCAGATACCATTTTGCGTACAGTTTACCCTTGGCAGGCTTTCTTTAACGAGAGTCGTATCAAGTATAAGCTGAACAATTTTGGTTTTCTGAGATGTAATCTAAAAGTAAAGGTTATTGTTAATGCCTCACCCTTTTATTATGGGTGTATGGGTATGGCATATCAACCTTTGCAAGCTCTCACACCAAGCACCATTAAGACCACCCCAGGGTTGTCACAAATGCTCATCCCTTTTTCCCAAAGGCCTATTGTTTGGATTTATCCACAGCATAGTGCTGGCGGGGAAATGACGTTGCCTTTCTTTTACCATAAAAATTGGTTGAAGGTAGGTAAGAGTCAGGATTTCCAGGATATGGGGCGCCTGGACTATCTGGGTTATACCACTCTTCGGAGTGCTAATGGTGTGGTAGGCGCTGGAGTGACAGTTCAGACGTACGTGTGGGCGGAAGATGTTCAATTGTCAGGATCGACCACCGGTCTTGCTCTGCAGTCTGTGGAAGATGAGTATGGCGCTGGTCCTGTCAGCGCTCCTGCTACTGCGGTGGCTTCTGTGGCTAAAATGTTTCGCAGTGTTCCCGTTATAGGACGTTTTGCGACAGCTACGGAAATTGGGGCTAAGGCTGTTGCGGGTATAGCATCACTATTTGGGTTCACAAATGTGCCTATTATTGATGACACTAAACCACTGCAACCGAGGCCATTCCCTCATTTTGCCTCACCGGAGATTAGTTTTCCTACAGAGAAACTAACGTTGGACCCAAAGAATGAGTTGTCTATTGATAACTCTAGTTTGGGTATCTCGAGCGATGATCCGTTGGCAATCGACTCTCTCGTTCAGCGGGAATCTTTCCTCGTAAGAACGACATGGCAGACTACTGATACCACGGATAAGTTCTTGTTTTATGCAAGAGTGAATCCGTGGATGTATAGGAATTCGGGAGATACAGTGAACTCTTTTATCGACTATACTCCTATGGCATGGGTATCGCGAATGTTTAACGATTGGCGAGGAGATATAATCTTCCGGTTCAAGATCATAGCAAGTCCCTATCATAAAGGACGCTTGTTGGTATCTTTTGATCCACAGGGAGATGCTGCTAATAATATAGTGACACTCTCTAATACGACTTCAGCTGTGTACTCTCAGATCATCGATCTTGGTGAGGCAAATGATGTTGAGATCCGAGTTCCCTATCAACAGGCACTCGCCTTCTTGCAGACGAGACAGAGTGTTTTGACTGCAGATCGTCAGTGGTCGGTATCAACAGGGCCTACTTGGGATGCAGATGATGATCTAGATAATGGATGTATCACTCTGAGAGTGCTTACAGCTTTAACAGCCCCAGTTGGAACTGCTCCGGTGGATATTTTAGTGTCGGTGAGGGGAGGTGACAATATGGAATTTGCTAACCCAATCCCACTCCCAAGTTCACATGTTATTTACCAGGTGCAATCCGAGGAGCAAGTGGTATCAGAGGAAGGTCAGCTGCAAATAGTGACGGGATCTAAATCAGAATTGGCGCCACACGCTCTGTACCGAATGAACTTCGGTGAGTGCGTGCGATCACTGAGATTGTTGCTTCATCGTGCTAATTCCTGCTGGATTTACCGTGATTTTACGACAGCGTCCTCTAGTGGATTTTCTTATTGGAAGTTCAGATTTGGCAAATTACCGCCTCATCCTGGATTTGATCCTAATGGAATCCATACTGTTACTGCACTGGTGGGAGCTGGGACAAAGCCATATAATTATATTAACACGCTCCCCGTCCACTGGATTCTACCAGCGTTTGTAGGTTATCGTGGAAGCGGAGTGTGGACTTTTAATCCGTTGCAAGGAGGAGCGAGTCCTTTACCTCATCTAGAGGTCACTCGAACACCGCTTAATTCGATGATTATGTCAGAGTCTGCGTCCTCTATCACGGCAACTGGCATGACTAAATCAGTTGGAGCCGCTAGTTATTATAATACTATGCCTAATACGGCAGCTGGTACAGCACTCACAAATCAGACAACAAATTCTGGTTTGTCGGTATTGTGTCCTAATTATAATAACTATAGGTTTAACTCTACGGCGCCTGGTAATACCACGGTTGCTCCAAGTACAGGAAGTTCAGCCTATGATGGTAGTGATTATGATTCGTTTCTTGCCGCCGCTGTGGTAAATGCAGCATCTCCGCCAATTACTACTCTGAGTATAGAAAGGTATTGGCATGGTGGGCCGGATCTAAATCCAGTGTTTTTCTTAAATGTTCCTACCCGATATGTGCAGACTTCTGTACCTCTTCCGGTGTGAGAAAACTTTTGGCAAGTATAGCCTTTTCACGTTAAGTAAACGTGACCAAACCCTAATGTCATTGGGTCAATATGACACCTTCGTGGAGGACTTTATGTCCTAGGAAAGTGATTTGATAGATAATCAAAGTTGCATATAGCAACTCTGATCGGTGGATCACGCATGTACACGCATGTTTAAAGCTAGTGTTGCGTCAGTAGGACGTCTTCACCCTGTTTAATTCCAATGTCTTCTTTAAGATGTTAGTATGTATTTTCAAGGTGGATTCGTCCACTGGAATTTTGTACACACTAGCATGAGTCGAT